AACTGGTTTAGGTGGAATTGTTTATCCGTATCAAGGTGCAATTATTGCAAGTGGTAGCAGCACTACTGGGTACACGCCAAGCACAAACTTAGCAAACATTACAAATCTTTCTGCATCACCCTGGTTTGCTACAAATGTAGATACATTAGGTAACGGCGGCTCTATTCAATGCGGATTTTACAAAAACTTTTTAGTGTCTGCTCACGCTGGACAAACATCTGCCCCAACAACGGCAACCCCCGTTTATTTTGTTCTTAGTTGTCCTGATGGTTCATTTAAGCAAATCCCTGCTGGATACTGTCAAGCATCCGGATACTCTCATTATTCAGCAAGTTGGCAATTTACCTTGCCTGTAATTAGTAGTGGAACATCCCCGTACAACGGTGCTTTCTATTTATACGCATACCGGGCAACACAGAACGTAACAACTAATGCGTTTACAATGAACTATGGTTCTTTAACTGTAACCGCACTTTCATAAGGAGAATAATGACAGACGTAAGAGACAACATAGTTGCGTGGGCTAGGTGGGCCGCAGCTCACCATGACAAAATACATTACACGCAAGGTCCACTCCGCATGAGCGGCATTGACAAGCCTGGCGTATTGCCAATTAACGCTGACTGTTCTTCGTTTGTTACCCTTTGCTACAACTGGGCTGGCGCACCAGACCCTAACGGCATGGGCTACAACCACACCGGTTACACAGGCACACTACTTTCACACGGCAAGAAGATCGCTCTGAAAGACGTGCTACCTGGCGACGTAATTGTTTACGGTGCTGGCACAGGTGAGCACACAGCTCTTATTGTTGGCTACCACGGTGGCGATAATCCAGTTACCATTTCCCATGGACAAGAATCGGATCCAAGTTACGTCCATGTAAAGCAAGACGGACGCAAGCCACAGACTTACCTTCGCTTTAATACAACTGCACTAGGTGACAAAAAAATTCACCTACCGCCTAAGGCATAAAATGTTAGCAACTAACTTGAACAATTGGTTCACCGTTGCTTCGGGTTACGCAACAACAATAGGTGTCGGCGCAGGTTTTGTAGTTTGGGGATGGAGAAGGTTAATGGCAGAGTTTAAGCCAAACAGTGGGTCGTCTTTAAAAGACGCAATGAATCGCATAGAAGCAAAGCTAGACAGTATTGATGATCGTGTTAACAAAGTTGACATGGAGCTCACGTCACACATTTCGTATCACAAGGGCAAGGAGTCTGGTGAATCCCGGTGACCTGGTTCTCTGTCACACCAAGGGAATTATCGGAGCCAGCATTAGATGGTCACAACGCTTCATGGACAGCAGTAACTACTCAAAGTGGAATCACGTTGCCATTCTGGATCGCTTTGTCGACGGAAAATGGTACGTCATCCAAGCACAACCCAAGGGTATAACCGACAACCTAACGCTTACTGAATCTGCTTTTGGTGGCACGTACGAGGTAGTGGAACTACCGAGTACAACAAACCGAGACCTTGTGTTGAGGTTTGCTCGTTCTCAGGTCGGCTTGAAATACAGCTATCTTAGCATACTTTCGTGTGCCATAGATAACATTCTGCCGGACGCTATTTGTCTACGGAAGGCAAACACATGGATCTGTTCTGGCTTGGTTGCCGGAGCTCTGTGGCATGGGGGTTTCCCAGGGGCTATTGACTGGCCAGATCTTTACTCAATTACCCCCGCAGAAGTTGCAGAGGCTTTAAAAATAGTGTAGACTTCACGAGGGCGGACCGAACAAGGAGAATACCCTTGCGTGAACAGATTACACACATAGTTATACCGGACACTCAAGCAAAAGCTGGAGTTCCGTTTGACCACCTAGCGTGGATCGGACAGTACATTGTGGATGAGTTTCGCGATGAACCTGTAAAGATCATTCACCTAGGTGACCATGCTGACATGCCTTCTTTGTCGATGTATGACAAAGGCAAGAAAGCCATGGAAAACAGGCGTTACAAGCAGGATATAGAGTCGGCAAACGAAGCTTGGGCAACACTGAACCAAGCGCTTACTGACTTCAACTTACATCGGAAGAAGCAGAAGCATGCACCTTGGCTACCGGAGAGGCACATTCTCCTTGGTAATCACGAAGACAGAATTAACAGGGCTGTCTCCCTTGACGCTCAGCTTGAGGGTGTTATCAGCACAGACGATCTTGATTACGCACGCACAGGTTGGAAAGTCTCCCCCTTCCTTGACGTGCTGTGGCTCGATGGTGTTGCCTACTCGCACTACTTCTACAACCCTATGTCGGGTAAGCCTTTAGGTGGGAACGTTGAAGCGCGGCTCAAGAGCATTGGCCATACTTTCACGATGGGCCACCAACAGACACTCGCGTACGGACTTAGGTTCGTCGCTGGTAAAAGCCAACATGGCCTTGTCGCTGGCGCGTGTTACCTGCATGATGAAGACTATAAAGGACCGCAAGGGAACGCCCACTGGCGAGGAATAATTGTTAAGCATGAGGTGCGTGACGGTAGTTACGACCCTATGTTTGTCAGCTTAGATTACCTTTGTCGTCGCTACGAAGGCATGAGCCTTGAGAAGTTTATGGCAAAGAAGTACCCGCAATGATCAGCGTATTTACACCAAGCCATGACCCTAAGTACTTAGACGAATGCTACAAGTCTTTGCAAGAGCAGACACTTGAGCGTTGGGAATGGGTGGTAGTACTTAACAACGGTGCAATTTGGGAACGTCCCATAGATGACCGTGTAAGGCTACATTACTCACTATACAACGACATGGGTGTTGGTTTCTACAAGCGAGAAGCAGTCGATCTATGCAAGGGCGACATCCTTGTTGAGTTAGACCATGACGACAAGCTTTTACCATTTGCCCTTACCTCAGTTCTGTATGTCTTTGATACTCATCCAGAGGTGGGTTTTGTCTATTCAGACACCGCTCAGATCCTTTCTGATGGGACTTCCGACCCTACAGAGTTTGACCTACGCCACGGGTGGCAGTATTACTCTGAGCAAGGCTACAAGGGGGCTATTACCTTCGATCCCCATCCCCACAACGTAAGCCTCATCTGGTACGCTCCAAACCATTTAAGGGCGTTTAAGCGCTCTGTGTACAACCGTACAACAGGTTATGACGGCGAAATGCTTATCTTGGACGACCAAGACATAATGGCCAAAATGTACCAAGAAGCTGAGTTCTACCACATACCGGAGATACTCTACCTGCAACGTGTACATAACAACAATACTCAAACTGTACATAACGCCAAGATACAGAGCGGCACACTGGAACTGTACCAGCGAGACATTCAAGCTAACGCCCTGACATGGGCTAAGCGCAAGGGCCTGCTAGCTCTTGACCTTGGAGCACACCATAACAAGGCAGAGGGGTTCCTAGGCGTAGACCTACGACCTGGCCCTGGCGTTGATTATGTCGGTGACATCTTTGACATGGACATTGCAGACGACAGCGTTGGTGTGATCCGTGCGTATGACTTCATGGAGCACATACCTAACAAGATCGCTTTCATGGACTGGTGTTACGACAAGCTAGCTCACGGTGGCATGCTTTTATCGATGACCCCAAGCAGTGATGGGCGCGGTGCATTCCAAGACCCGACACACGTAGCGTTCTGGAACGAAAACTCTTTTTGGTATCACACCGAAAAGAACTACGCTGATTTCATTGACTTTACGGGTCGTTTCCAAGTGTCGTGCCTAGAAAGTTTGTTCCCTAGCGACTGGCACAGGGAGCACCACATACCCTATGTACAGGCAAACCTTATTGCTATTAAGAAAAACACGCATGACTTTGGTGGTCATTTAAATATTTGACAACCTGTGCAAATGGGTGTAAGGTAACTCTCGAGAGAAAGGGAGTTTCAAATGGAACCCGTTAAACAACCGCTTCTTACGCACTTGTTGCTTGAGGAACTGTACGAAGCGTCAAAGACACCGAAGCCTACGGCACGTGGAACGCTACTGCGTTACTCGTCTGCCTACGCTTGCGCACGTCAGGTCAGTTACATGGGCATGGGTGCAGTGATGTCGAACCCTATGGACCGTTCAGGTGCATGGGCAACAGGGCTAGGAACAATAGTCCACGAAAAGCTACAAGATGCGATATATCATATCTACCCCAATGCTGAGTTCGAAGTATCGTCTCAGCACGGTGACATATCCGGATCGTGTGACGGTCTTATCCCTGGTGAGGACATAAATCCTGAGTGGGCTGGCACGTACGCACTGTTCGAGTTAAAGACCATGGGTACGTTTTCATTTGACAAGCAAGTTGGATGGAACCGTATGCGTGGTACTCAGAAGCCGGGCGAAGGCCCAGCACAGAAAGCCATCGTTCAAGCTGGTATCAATGCATTGGGCATTGAGAAAGAGCGTGGTATCCGCATTGAGTGGTTAGTCATGGGCTCTATTGGCTTCGAGGCTTTGTCAAAGAACAAGGCTCGTACCATGGAAGTTAATGAGTTCAACCGCACACTTGCGGAGTTTCACATCCCTCGTAGTATGTGGGAGCCACTAGCCTTGCAAGAGATCAAGCGCTTCAAAGAGATTGCTGACGACCTCAAGCGTGGTATCTTGGCAGACGTTATCGCCATTGGTGATGACGGGTATCAAATGGAATTAGACCCTGAATCGGGTCGTAACTGGCAGTGTGATTACTGTGCCTACCGTCTGACTTGCATGGAAGACGGACCTGGGATAGTATCTATAGCCAAGAGTGTAATGGAGATGGAATGAGTTACGTAGTTAACGTCGCACACATTGAAGGCAGGGGAGCAGAGTTCCGCATTGTCTTCACTGAATTGGACGACAAGTACAGCATTTACATTAAGGCTAACGACGCTGATAGTGTCTGGCTAGGTACGTTTGAAGAACCAGCTAGCGCTTTCGAGCTAGTAGACCTTATTGGTACATGCTTTACGTTTGCAGAATATCAAGTAGAACTCGCAGATGAGTTCATAGAAGAAGGGGGTCTGTAATGCAGAGCCAGGAAATAAATGCATTAGCCACAGCACTAGTAGAGGCTCAGGCCGAATTTAGTGCAGTACCAAAGGGATCGGTCAATCCGTTCTTTAAGAGTAAGTATGCGGCTTTGCCCGACGTTGTGCAACACGCTGGTCCAGTACTAGCTAAGCACGGTCTAGCAATTAGCCAGCACGTTACTACTGACGAACAGGGTCACGACATGCTTATCACTTACCTGCTTCACATTTCAGGGGAATACATTGCTCACGGAATGAGGTTGCACATGGTGAAGGACGACCCTCAAGCACAAGGATCGGCGATTACCTATGCTCGCAGGTACTCATACATGAGTGCGCTTGGGCTAGTGGCCGATGATGATGACGATGGCAACAGCGCAAGCAAGCCAAAGACAAGTTTCGAGGCTAAGCGTACAACACCGTCAGCGGCTTCTAACGCCGATGCTGATGCCATTATGCGAGCAGCTGAATTAGCACCTGACAACGAGTTTCTAGTTAGCCTCGCTAAGCAGTACGCAGAGCGTGGTAGTTTGTCAGACAAGCAATTAGCGTCCGGTCGCAAGATAGCGGCTGGTGTTCTAAAGAGCGCACCGCAGTCATTCGTAGAAGCATTTAATGCAACAGAAGAGGAGCCTTTCTAATGGCGCTGGAACCAGCAGAACGTAAACGGATACTCGAGTCAATGAGGAAATATGCAGAATCTTTGGAACCACTTGCAAAAGCTAAAGAAGCCCGTAGGCTTCGTCGCGAGCAAGAGCGTAAAAACAAAACTGATTAGTATCGCTGTGGTAATGGGGCTAGTTATAGTCCCACCACACATCCCCGTGGGGGCAGAACCGGCGCATGACAAGTCAATCGCTCGGAACTTCCAACCTGCCCCCATGGACCCCATGTCACTGGAGCCTATTAACGTACAAGACGCATTTGCTTGCATTGCGTACAGGGAAAGCCGAGACAAGATCGTTGATACCAACCCGGTATCTAACGCTCAGGGGATCTATCAGTTCTTGCCTTACATTTGGCAATACGCAAGGAATTATATAGCTGGACTACCAGCAACACCGAACCAAGCTTCATTGGTTCAACAAGAGACAGTGGCCCTATTCTATTATCACAGGAATGGTGGTCTTTATCCAGAATGGACGGACGGTTGTAGTGACTGAGTTTAGTAAAATACTTAAAGAGATACAGGTTATGCACGACAAGAAGCAGTCTGACTATGGTAAAGTTGATGACCCGTTCGCAAACGTGCGAGCGAGTGAAGACTTTGGTATACCAGGATGGGTAGGTTGTATGACACGTGCTAACGACAAAATGCGTCGTTTACAGAAAGGCGCTCAGGGTGGAAAGATGGTAAATGAATCGATCGAGGACTCGCTTCTCGATTTAGCAACTTACACAATCATTGCTTTATGTTTGTTTAGGGAAACTGATGGTGTTAGTTGATTACAAGCGCGTTCTGTGCACTCTTATTGATGACGGTGTACTTACTTTGGAACAGGCCAAACAAGCAGTAGCAAAGTGCAAGGAGATAAGCGTGCAGGGTCCAACATGGGATACTGCTAAGAGACTTCTCGAAGAGATGAACAAGAGCATGGTTGCTAACGGTAGGAAAGCTTGCCGTATAAACCAGTCAGCTATGCAATGCTTTGAAAAGATGGTACGGATCGATAAGCGTGATGAGAAGCATGCCACTGCACTCATTGAGTGGTGTATGGGTCACGACTTTTGGAGTACAGTAATACTGTCGCCTGAGAAGTTCCGTAAGCACTATGACACTATGGTGGCACAGCGCGAGCGGGATAACAAACGCACCCCGCAAGACCCACCACGTCCTGTAGTACAGCACAAGGACTGGGAAAAGGAACTTGAGGAGCGTCGACAGACAGCAACACCAATGCCGAAAGGCTTCAAAGAAGTACTACGAAAGAAGGCGTTATGAACGACGAGACACTAGCCGCATTGCAAATACAAATGCTGATGTTTACACCATGCTTGCTTGAGGTAGGGGTAACACCTGAACAATTGCAAAAAGCTATGGAGATGTTAGAGAGTAAGTTGCAGGAGATGATGGAGAAGGTACCGGATGACGACACCACAGAAGGCTAAGGGCTCTCAGTGGGAGCGTGATGTTGCTGACTACTTTCGTGAGCATGGGTTCCCGATGGCAGACAGGCGCTACGGTGCTGGTGTCGCACAAGACAAGGGAGACCTAGTAGGCATACCCAACTTTGCTGTTGAGTGCAAGAACCAAGCCAACATCGATCTTGCTGGTTTTGTGGACGAAGCATTGATTGAAGCTAAACACGCAGGTGCTCGCTTTGGATGTGCTATTGTAAAACGCCGGCGTAAGAATACGAAAGACGCTTACGTTGTAATGACATTAGAGCAGTTCTCAGAACTGATAGGAGAGGTGTATGGATCACGGAATTGAATGGCTTGATGAGTATGAGGACTTCAAGCGTGGAGATGTAGTAAAGGTTGAGGGCATTCGTGGTGACTGGGAGTGGATCAAAGCACACGTTGTTCATGGTGTAGTAGAGTCTTACACCGTATTAAAAGCTGGTGAGGGTATGAGGTTCTTTGTGCCATCACGGGTAACACACAAGAAAAGGAAAAAATAATGTCAACGACACTTATTGGTAATGTAGTAGCAGACCCGGAGATTAAGTTCAATAACGCAGGTAATGCGTGGGCTACGTTCTCTATCGCAGTAAACAAGAAGAAGGGTGACGTTGAGTACACAAGTTATTTTGACTGCATTATCTCAGGAAAAGCAGCTGAGAACTTCTGTGACTCAATTAAGAAGGGTACCCGTTGTATAGTTTTTGGTGAGCTGAAACAGCGTTCATACGAGGACAAGGATGGTAATAAGCGCAACGCAGTTGAATTGCAGGCTTGGTCTGTCGGACCCGATTTATCGTGGGCTACGGCAAAGGTGACCAAGAATGACAAATTGGACTGATCAAGCCGCTTGTAAGGGTGCCGATGCGGCTGTGTTCTTCCCGAGCACACGCCAAATCGGCCCTAAAGCAATACGAGAAGCAAAGACTTACTGTGACATTTGCAAAGTATCCGAACAATGCTTGTATTACGCAATTAAAACAGAGTCAAACTATGGAGTGTTTGGTGGTAAGACCCCTAACGAGAGGGCTAGGCTGAGCATAAACATGAGGCAAAGTAGTGTATAATTATGCACTATGGCTACCGATTACTCACTTGCAAAGTGTATAGGTAACACCGACCTCTTCTTCAAAGAGACATACCCTGAAATTGACATGGCTAAAAAGCTGTGCCATGATTGTCCAGTAAAGAGACAATGCCTCACTGAGTCCCTCGAAAGACTTGAGCCTTATGGGGTGTGGGGTGGGCTTACATACGAAGAACGGCGAATGCTCTGTATCATTAAGGGCATTAAGCCACCAACAAGAAAAGAGGAAGTGGAGCATGGAACGACTAGAGGCTATGAATGGCACAAGCGGACAGGAGTTGTTATCGACTATGACGACATGGGCAAAGACTCCTGTGGCTGTGCCACGGCAAACCGCGAAGCATCTCGTCAGCGGATGGTTAGGTATCGCAAACGGAAACGGATTACAAACACTACTCGTGTTATTGAGTGAGATGTCCGGTCTATCACCAGACACTATTCTAAATGGTAAGGTGAGGACACCTCGAGAGGTAAAGACTCGTCAGTTGTTGTGGGCCTCACTCAGGCGATACGCGAACCTATCGTACCCTGAGATCGGTGCGCTTGTAGGAAAATCACACACCACCATTATGCATGGTGTCAAGCGTGTACCAGATGACGTTCTCGAGTCAGTAGGAGAAATGTTAAAAGGACTTGACATGGAAGATTTAATACTGTAACCTGTCTATAACTCATCACAAAGGAGATAGACATGAGTGAAGAAGTTAAAACATTTGGTGCAGATAACACAGAGGTTGTTTGGTTTGCAGAACTCACAGAGGCGATGGTTGAATACCTAAGTGATGATGATTTACAAGACTTGTGTTACCAGCTGGATAAAGCAGTCGCAGAGATTTGCGAAAGTTTTGGTGTAAAATGACTGACGCATACGGCACTATTATGATTTGGGAATTAGACACCGATTACTATTGGTGTGTTGAATGTTTCGAGGTTACCATGCTCAAGTCAGAAGGTGACTTCTGGAACATTAACGAAGAAGATTACAATAAAATGTTTGACAATAAGTACGTTGAATGCAACGAATGTAATCACGAATTAGGTGCGGAGTTCAAAGCACTGAATTAAAAAGTCTGTGTATACATAGAAACAAGAAGCACTCACTCAATGTCCCCCGAGTGGGTGCTTTTTGCTGTATAAAACTATTTTTGGACTCACTGAGATAATCAAACTTTCCATCGCTTGTCCTGGTTGGTGGTGTTGCAATTTCCTTGTATTTCCAGGCAACTTGGATCTTTCTCATTTGCAGCCTCTTGTGGGTCAAGCTTGATCTGCGCTGGTGGGGGTGTTCAATTCCCTGTCTAATTGGTGCTACTATTTAGGGGTGTTCAGAGTGAGCATGAAGTAACCGATTAGGGGGATACCTTATGACGGATTTAACTGAAGTAGTGCCAGATGATTACTCATTCAAGTGTGCGAGCGACTGGCACCGCTCTGCTGTTGCTTGGATGATTCAACACCATCTCAACAACGGTAACTCGTTGGAGTCAATTCCTGCAGAGTGGGATAGTCGTTATCGTATGCATGATGACCTCGAGTACACAGTTCACTATCAAGGCCAAGTTTTAACAATTTGTAACGAGTGTTGGGATTACGCCAGCGACTCTGGCAATTTGTCTGTCGAGCAGTGCGCTGACTGTGACGAGATAAGCGTTAGCCGGTTTGGTGGTAGTCACCGTTACTACGATTCTATGAATGGTGGCCTATGCGAAGATTGCCATGAGTCCTATGTGGACAATGGCGACATAGCACTGTGTGACCAGTGCGAGTGCTGGTACGTGGTAGACGAGGGCGAGTGTTGCACGCCTCGACTCATCCACTCTTACTCGCACAAGCCTGACCCACAGTTCAAGCCGGAGTTACCAAACATTCACGCCACTGGCTACTCGAGGCGCTACGTAGGTGTCCACTATGGGCGCTCAACGTATCTACGAGACTCTAGGACTCGTGAGGCGATAGCGCACTCAACACTGTCTCGTTACGGTGTCGAGTTGGAGTTCGAGATACACGGCGCTAGTGACCGTGAAGTTGCAGAGTACATCCGTAACTATGACTCAAGCGAGTCAATAGTGCTGGCCAAGTATGACGGCTCGCTCAACTACGGAATAGAACTCAACTTCCACCCACGCTCGCTCGAGTCTTGGAATGACTACGCTCTCGAGTTAGATAAGTTCCTACAAGGACTAATCGACATGGGTTGCAGGGCTGACCGGGAGCGCTCGACTGGTATTCACATCCACTCAAACCGACTCGCTTATGACTCGCCTAGTCACATCTGGCGAGTGCTTAGGCTTGTTGGTGGTAATGAAACGGGGATGACTACCTTTGCTCGTAGGAGTAGCCACTTTGCCAATTTCGATAACATCAGCCGGCCATCTATGGCTCTGGCTTTGGCGTTTCGTAGGGCGTACGGTGACCACTTTGACGCTGTGAATGTTTGCACTAACACGCTCGAGTTCAGGCTGTTCCGCTCCTCACTGAGGGCAGGTCGTCTACTGGCAAACATCCAGTTTATCGACTCGATTAACGAGTTCACTCGCTTTATGAGTCTCAAGGACATTCAGGGCGGGGCGCTTTCGTGGGATCAGCTCTCGGAGTTCATCAACTCGAAACAAGAGTATTCACTGGCTAGTCACGCTCTAGCCGGTGGCAAGTTTTACAATTCAACAACACTAACTACACAGGATGAGGAGTAAATAATGTGCCAACTAATTTGCGGATGGGATAATGAAGTGCCAACGCTCGACGAACTCGAGCGCTCATGTATTGCCAACCCTGACGGCTTTGGCTTTGGCGTGGTGCATGACACCGGCAAGGGATTAGAACTAATCAAGCGCCGGAGCATGGATAGCCAACTAGCCATTAGTGAGTTCTATCGAGTAATCGAGGATACTAAGCCTCTGGCGTGGTTGTTTCACACTCGTATAGCCACCAGTGGGCAAGTCAATGAGTCAATGTGCCACCCATTTAAGGTGGGTAATGACTCGGAGACTGTGCTGGCTCATAATGGGATACTCAACATCAAGCCTCGAGACGGTATGAGCGACACAGCGACACTGGCCAAGTATGGACTACCGGCTATGGGTGGAGTGAAGTCACTCGAGAGTCCGATAGTTTGGTCAATGTTCGATACGTGGTGCGAGGATAACTACTCAAAGGTTGCACTACTAAGCGCTCGAAGTGACTTAGCAGTGCCTCTGGCGATTGCTGGTGAGTCTTTAGGCAAGTGGGAGCAGGGTATCTGGTTTAGTAATAACTCACACAAAGCCTCGGCCTACTCTTACGCCTCGACACCTATTGCCAGTCGAGGTGGTTGGATGGGTTGGGATGACTACATCTACGAGCCAGTGCGGCTTGGTTCGGGTCGAGCTGTTGATCTAGATGACAAGCCCAACCTGTTTGCCGGCTTGCTGTATCAGTGTTCAGTTTGCAACTGTGAGACACCACTAGACGAGGATGAGTGTCGCTACTGCCTCGCTTGCCTATACTGTGAGCATCTCACTTGCGTTTGTCCTAGTCCTAGTGAGGTGGAATGAGATGGGTATGTTGAAGTTACTAATCAGTTGTTTAGGTGCGTGGTTATTCGTGGCGGTGTTTCGAGTTCTCATGGTGCAAGACACAGGCTCACCAGCGCCAGCCGGCGTGAGCGTGGCTATCTTCCTTGCTCTTTGGGCGCTGTTTCATGCTCTTTGGGATGGTGATAGCCAGTGAGATGACTAGTTCCCTCTGGCGCTGTTAGAACTCCGGCGCTCGAGGTTATCCAGACAACAGGCCAGCCTCTAGGGGCTGGCTTTGTTGTTTCTAGTGACACTCACAGAGTCTCGCTGTGCATTTGTCTGTCGAAGTTGAGAGCCGGTCGAGCGTGGCTCAACGCTCGGATGTGTTGGGTTCACCTGGCTG